GCCTGGGGCTGTAGGTTATTCTGGAACACTTGAAAAAGATATCACTTTAGCAGTAGCCTTAAAGTTACGTCAAATACTGCTTAAACAAGGTTTTAGCGTAGTAATGACACGAGAAAGCGACAAAGATGTTAGAACTACTAAACAGCCTAACGAACTGCAAGCAAGATGCGATGTGGCTAACAAATCTGGAGCGGATTACTTTGTTTCAATACACTGCAACGCATCAGACAGCCTGTCAGCGCACGGAACTGAAACGTGGTATACAGAGAAAGACGTTAAAAGCAAAGTCTTTGCTAACTGCATACAATCTGCATTAGTTAAGCAGATAAAGAGAACAGATAGAGGAACCAAATGCGGAAACTACTATGTAACTAAATACACTCACATGCCAGCTGTATTAGTGGAACTTGCATTCATAAGCAACCCAGAGGAAGAGAAACTGTTAAAAGATGAGATATTCCAATGGAAGTGTGCGCTTGGCATAGCAAACGGTATCTTAGTAATGGCAGGCAAACAGCCACTTAAGGAGGTGAATTTATTGTTCAAAGATGTTCCCACAACGCATTGGGCATACAAGGACATAGAGAAACTGCAAAAGCTTGGCGTAGTCAAAGGTGATGAAAAGGGTAATTTCAATCCAGACAAAACGGTTACAAGGGCTGAAGTATCTGCAATGTTATCACGTTTATACGATGTAATAAAATCTGGAAAATAGAAAGGTGGTGAAATGAATGGAAGAGTTACTGGCTACACTGTTTTTAGTAATAGTCGGCATCTTGGGTTATCTGCTTGGGTTATATATCAAAAACAGCAAATGGTCAAGCATTCTTGACTTCGTTCGTACTAAGCAAGAGTTAGCGAGAACGGTAGTTAGAGCCGTGGAACAAATATACTATGACCTCGGGGGTGAAGAAAAGCTTCAAAAAGCCTTGGAAAGCCTATCCAATTGGTTTGACGAACTTGGCATTGATTACACTCCTGAAGAGCTAAGGACTTTAATTGAAGATGCCGTAAAATACTTCAACGATAACTTTTGGAAGGCTGAAAACAAATAGGTGGACGGGTTAAACCCGTCCACCGTTAAAATGGAATGTCATCTGAATCTTCATCACCAAGTGCGGCGTTTACTTCTTTGATTATTTCGCTTGTGCTTTGAGTAGCTGTGGGTATTGAAGCTTGAGGCTCTGTTGATGCTACACCCGTTCTCATTTTTAACGTTTCAATGATGCTTGATGCTTCTTGCATCGTAAGTTCGTTAAGACTGTTTTTGTTAAATCCATCTAAGAACTCATCAATGTAATCCTGATAGTAGTTTCCGTGAACTTGCTTGGCTAAGCTGACAATGTAGTTTACTTGTTTCGCCGAGGCTTGTCTTGTGTCTCCTTTTGGAATTTTAGCTTTAGAAGATGCTTTTACTGGTTTGGGCGATTCTTCATGTTTAACTTGAGCTTGCAATGGGTTTATCTTGGCACTTGCAGTTATTATCGTTGGCTCTTCTGGAACAGTTTCTTCTGGCACTTCTGCTTCCTCTTCTTCTATGATTTCTCTTATTTCATACGGAACTTCAATTGGAGTTTCATCTAAAGATGTTTCGTCAACTGCTGGCATCTCTTCAGCTGTATAAAGCTGTGAAAAATCTTCTGGAAACGCTTCACGTAAGCACTGCACAACTGCAACCTTTCTTATCATCGTTGCTGGCATAGAAGACCAGTTAGCCATGGGTCTGCCATCTGGTAATCGCTTCATATATTCTCTTAAACTAACCGTAACCTCAAAAGGCACTTTCAAGTCTTTTCGGTATACTTTAGCCCAACCGCCAACAAGTTCTTCATCGTCTAACACCAATGTCCCCTTACGGAATGTTGTTTCGTTACCTTTTCTAACAATTACTCCAGCCTCTAATCCATCAAAATTAGAATTTCTTGCCGCTCTCTTCATGAACGTATCTTTTCCCGTGATAATGCTTGCAGGTTGATTATCTTGATATTTCACAAGGTATGCTTCACGAACGAACGGGTTTAAGCGTTGATATTTGCAAATGTTCAGGAACATCATTACTTCTTGGTCTGTAACTTTATCAGATTTGCCTGAAACGAGATACTTTTTTACGACCTCTGGTGTTAGGACAATTTCTCCACTGTCTGTCTTGTAACGCACAATTTCATTACTCATCGTTTTTCCTCCTTTCTGTGTTATATTATATCACTTTTTAACTTGAAACGCAAGCCATAAAACTCTTTCAAAGCATTGAATATAGCTAAAGCCGTCTTATATTGGTTGTTTGGGTCAATTATGAACTCGAAATCCTGCGGATTGCTTAATGTTACTGGTTTTATATCAACTCCTTCACAGTTGCATGCCATAAGAAAATAAGTCTTTGCACCCGTAAAAACCTTATTCGGAATGCCAGTTTCTTCTACCAAATGCTTCAACACTGTTCCAGCCAAATAACGAGACNTTGTTGTCTTAACTCTGGTATAGACTATGGAAGAACCTCTGTCCTCTTTTCGTTGTCTGTTCCAGCGAACACCTATGGAAATTGCCACATCACAGTTCAATTTTCTGCAGAAAAAGGCTCTTTCAATGCCCTCCATAGCAAGATTTCTCTCTTTGCTTATGCATTCGTCTCCCTGTCTTGATAAAAAAACCTGATTGTAAGTAGCTCTCTCTATAAGCTCTTTCAAATACATGGCGATAGAGAATGTAATGTCTTTGCCATAAACCCTGCTTCCATCTGGCATTTGAACTCTACCGCCATATATTGTTGAACCAAATTGTGGGTCAATGAATATTTTCATGCTACGTCTTCCTTTCGTTTCTTTCTACTATGTTTTTCATCACTTTTATTAGGTCATCATAACCAGTGTAGTAAAAAACATTCTTCTGCTTATCGTAATGTCCCAGATTGTAATCTTCTAAAGTTTTAACGACAAACTTCTTTTCATCTTCGTATTTATCAAAAGCCCTGCGACATGCTATAAAGTCTACAAGCTCATCTGCATTTACCTTTAGATACATCTCGTTCTTCCTCTCTACATACTTTTGCTGAATGTATTTCCTGCTAAATCTCTTTTCATCTTCAAACACACTCCACAAAGGATACTGTGAAAACCTAGACTTAATCAGTTCCAGCGTAAAAAGAGTGCCTAAAACCATCATCGGGTCTTGTCTGAATTTATCTGATAGCCCGTTTATAACATTGGTTAATAACCAAAACACGGATTTTGCAGTTCCTTTAGTGGTAGCCATTTACATTGCCTCCTTTTCTAATGTTTTAATTACCAAGTATGAATCTACCATTTCTTCGTGATAATAAAGCAAGTGCAGTGGGAATTTCTTTTTATCAATGTCGTCTTGATATAACCTAACAATGGCACTTTTACCGTTTAAGAATAGCACATCGCATTCTATCTCGTATTTATCTTCTACGTCTGCTATCAGCACTTTACCGTGTTTGTTTAGCATGTTAGCGAGATAAACCTTGTCTGGCTTCTCTGTAAACTCCAGTTTTAGCTTAATGCTGGCATTCTTGTCTAAGTTCTGAACTACCATTTCCCTGTTTCTAACTGTTACTGGAATTGCGTATTCAATCATTTTCTTCACCTCCGATAACATTATAACACAAAAACGACAAAAAGTAAATGGTATAATTAAAATATGGACAAGTTGAGTATAAATGTGAGTGTATCCAGCCTGTTATCTGGCTGTCCCAGATACATACTTTGGCATGCGGTAAATCCAACCGAAGACAAAAGCTTTGATTTGTCATTCGGAACTCTTGTGCATTTATCTATAAGCGAACACGGGAAATCAGGAGAAAAAGCCATCGATGAGAAGATTGTGGAACAGTCCATTTCAACTGTGCTCCCAGAATGGCAAAAAGCTGGAGCATACAATCAATTATTTGAAACTGTAAAAACACTTACGCAAGCGGCACTCGGATATTTGGAGGTAAACGATTATATCGGGAAGGCACAGTATGAAGTGCCAGTGATAGAAACCATAGAGAACATTGACATCAGAGGCATAGCAGATGTTGTTGGTAACAACCACGTCATAGACTGGAAAACAGGAAGTTATATAAACAAGAAACANAAAATACAAGTAGCGATATACTGCTACCTCTTATCTAAGCATGGTCTTATTTCAATACCTTGTCAAGGAAGTATCGTGTATATATACGACAAAATCAAACAAGGATTTCCCACAGTAGTTGATTTTGCGGTTGACGAAGAAAGTATTGAGCTTGTGGATACGTATATTACTTCATTGCTAAAACTAATCAATGAACAAGGAGACATTCCAAGACAAGGAGACAACTGTAGGTTTTGTCCTTATAAGAAGTTGTGCTTTGCTTAAAGTTGTCCACAAAGTTTTCCACAAGTTTTCCACAGAGTTATCCACAGGCACTATGTAGGAATTTCCTAAGCTCGTTATAGTTTTCCACAGTTTCCACAGCACTACTACTAATATATATTTTTTATTTTAATTAATATATAAGGAAAGATAAACATATAAAGATAAGAAGAACATATATAAAGAATAAGTAACAATAAAAGAGCTCGGATAAAAAAAAAATAAATCATTTCGTAAAAACTTGTGTTATAATATTCTTATGATTAGAAAGGAGATGAAAGAAAATGGAATTTAAGAAGATTGTTGGTGAGAGCCTATGTTAAATGTTCTGTTAGGCCTGATTATAGTTTCCCTTTGGCTTGGACTTTGCATTGTTGGTGTTGTAGGTTGGATTTATTTGAGTTACATGATTTGGACTGCGCAGTGGGAAAACCCCCTTGCTGGTTTTGTCTTGCTGATGGTGGTAACAATATTCTGTATTGGTTTGTATCTATTGAGTGTGTTCAGAAGGGAGAAAAGGGAGCAAACATGAGTGGAAAAATGAGTATTCCGAAACATGAGATTTCGTGGATTGTTGAAAGCGGACTGCCATTTATCAGCAAATCTCCATTTGATTGGACTCACGACTTCATAGTTACTGGCGACGGTAAGGAGTTTAAGGTTATAGCGAGTAATCAGAACTGTTATGCCGAATTCAAAGGAGCTTATCAAGGAGACCCTGTATTGTTCGCTGTGAATGGGACTATGTTCAGCCAAGTGATAACTAAGGAAGAAGCTGACACATTAGACATCTTGGTCTACGATGAAGAAATTATCTTAAAACGAGATAGGCGTAAAATAAAGTTGGCTACTGACGAAATTCCAATAGAATTGCTACCAGAGAACGAAGGTAAGATGGAACCAATTGACATATTTGAGCTTAAGCATGCCGTTGACTGTGTTCAAAGCTGTGTAGCACCTGCTAAAACGTCTTTGTATGAGCAGTATAAAGGCATTGTATTTGATACTCTTGATGACAAATTAACGCTTGTGGCTACTGACACGGTGAAAATGAGCGTGTATAAAATGGACGTTCCATTTAACAACAAGGTCATAGTTGCATCTAAGCCTCTTGCAAGCGCAGTTAAGGTGTTGCAAAAGTTCAAAGGCGGTTGTAAAATAGGCGTTGTTGGAGAAACGCTTGTATTAAAGAACGAATACTGCAGATTTGTGTTCCCATCTTATGATACCATGTTCATTCAATGGGCATCTGTTATTAAGCACCACATGTCTGAAATTACTGGCTGGATAGAAGTATCTACCTACGATTTTGTAAGGGCACTTGATAGAGTGAAAGTGCTATCTAACACGATGTTTAAGTATTATCCCGAGTTTGTGCCTGGAGCATCTTCGCTATTCTTAAAGATTGAAGGTGATGTAATTTATAGTGAAAGATTGGAAGCGACAATTACAGGTAATGTTATTCCATTCAAAGCAGAGCCTTCAGCATTGTTTGATATTGTAGCACCGATAAAAGAAGATAGATTAGAGATTGGCGTTGAAGCAAACACTGGAGAAGCGATAGTGATTAGACCCAAGGGCAGTGAAAAACAGATGGCATTTTGTGGTTTAGCCACTTATTAGAAAGGAGTGATAGTGTGATTTACAGAGGAAATGAAGCATTAGAAAAGTTAACAGAAGCAATGGGAGAGTTAAAGATTGGCTTTAGAACAAGGGCTCACAATGTTAGTTCTCTTCAGCATGTAATATTTGAGAAATACAAATCTGTAGGCGTTACAGTGCTTTCACAACAGCCATTTAGCTTTTACTGGGATACAGGTAAAGAAATCCAAGAAAACATCAACCACCTGTTATTGTTGTTCAGAAGCACTGTTGATTATTCCTTGAAAAGCAGATGCTATGCGCTAATGAACGATAAGCCTAATGTGTTGCCGAAAGACTGGGAAACTGTGTTAGATATATTAATAGAATCGTCTTACAATGATAATATCAAAGTGAACATACCAGAGAACTTACATCAGCACTCACGCTTTAACATTGTTTTATTTCACTCATTTAAGATGCCACGATGGGATAGTAGCATGCCGATTATAGTTACGACAATCTTAGACATGCCGTTTGAATGGGTTATCTTAGACTACATTGATATTTTTGATTGTTAGGAGGCGAAAGTATGTTTATTTACACAAGCGATGATGTAGCAATAAACGGCTATTGGATTAAAAGGGTAAGGATAGAATATGACAGCGATGAGAAGCTGGGAACTGGATACTTTTTAAAGCTATATGGGGATTTTGGAGCTGATGATGAAAACTCAAACCTTATGTGTTATTCAGCTTGGATTGGTCCTTTTGATACATTCGCAGAAGCGCAGAAAGAGTTAGATGGAATAGATAGCCAAATTTCTACTCTCAATCTATATCCGAGTGATGAAGTAAAAGTTGAATTCGAAATGGACGATTCCAAAGATACGCTTGACAAAAAGGAAGAATAGTGCTATAATACAAGCAGGAGGTGAATAAACGATGGTGAAGCAGGTTGTTGGTGGATTGATGGTAGGTTGCGCAATCCTATTATTTATGTTCTTGCTAACCTGTCTAACGTTCCCATTTAATATGATATCCTTTGTGCCACTAATATTAGGCTACATATTAGCCAGTTGGTTGATAAAAGGAAATAAAGATGCTTGACATTTTGTTTCAAAAGTGTTATAATGAAAATGAAAGGAGGTAAAAGGAAATGTATGAGATGGACAGCAACAAAAAGATGGCTTTAAACTTAAAGTTGGCGATGTATGTTAAAGTAGAGAAATTTGATGCTGACGATTATGCTGTTTGGGCTGTGTATCCAGCATGTTTTTATGGCGCATCTAAAGAACACCCATATGAGGTTTGTTTAGCACGCTTTGAAACAGAGGAGCAAGCGCAGGCTTATTTGGAAGACATTGTAGCTAATTATTAATCTCTCACTCTCCTTTTTCGGGGAGACGGAAATGGTCCGTCTCCCTTCTTTTTACTGTATAGTGAAACGCCCGAACGTGTAGATTGCGTTTTTACGTATATGTGTGAAGATTTACTCACACATATCACCAAAACGTAAAATTGAGCAAAAGTGATGTGATAAATACTACGTTAGACGACCATGTTTTAGTGTGTATTTGACGAAATACGTTTTTAAATGGGGATATCGTGTAAATTAAAAAGGCAGGACGAGGGGGTAGCGTCCTGCCCTAAGGAAGGAGGAGAGAGTGTGGAGGTGGAAGCGGAGGTGACTCGATGCTTCTATATGGAAGGTGTTGCCCGCTTCACCAGTTTTATTTCGTTTGGTGTTTCTATTATATCATATTCCGTATCCCGAGATAATTCTTTCATGTGGTCAATGAAGGCTTCAGCTGTTGTCATTGTGTCATCGTAATACTCATCGCCAGTGCCATATCTAAAAGTCCAGTAATCAATTAATTGATTTTCTAGGCACATCACGGCTGTTTCGTAATCCAACATGTCCCACAGGTTTTTGTTTAAATGCTTATCTCTTTCGTTCCATACTACTTCCGCTAACCCATAACCCAACTCTTCAAACATGTTGTCCATTCGTTTCGCCTCCTTTCTTGTTTCTTGATTATATTATACCATAAATCCTTGCTAATTGTCAATCACTAATTCAGGAATGATTTGTGGGAAGTTAACAGAACCTAATTTTATTGTCAGCTTCACACAACCTGTTGGAGTGGGTCCGAACCCTTTCTGAGTTCCAAAGCTTGTTCTATTCTCCCATTCTTCCTTATAACCTGGACTTCTCACAAACCAGCAAATGTCTTTGAAAGGTCTGCACTTCATACTTATTCGCTCTCTGGCTATTGGCACGATGTAACCTTGGTGATTGTGTCCGTTCCAAACCACATTGGCATCTGGTAAATATACTGCTTGTCTGTTAGTTTCAATCACTCCACGTGTTACTTTACTGTTACCTCCTCCTCCGTTGTGCGAGTAATACAGCTTTACTGACGCATTCCGATTATAAGCTTTTAGGAAAAAGACAATCCAGCCAGTCCATTCGCCTGTTACTGCGTTAGCTCCTTTTAAGTTTAACAGCATCGTCAATCGATTCATTAAATCAATGTTGTTTCTTTTCTTTACTTCAGTTTCATGATTGCCTTGAGCCACCAAGATGATATTCGTAGCGTAAGGAGATAAAAACTCAGCACTATCTTGAACCACAAAATCAAAATAATCCTGCCTGCGATATTCGGGACGTAATTCATCTAAACTGGAACGTGGGTCAAATCTTCCTTGCATTGCATCAAACCAATCTCCACCAAGCACGATAAGTGCGTCTTCTTCTTTGGCTTTATTTAAATGCTTTTCAAGTGCTTTGCGGTTACACATAACAGAATCAAAATGCACGTCTGAAAACAAGTATATTTTTAGAATTAACTCGCTATCGTTAACTGCATTAATCGGTAAAACACCCTCTTTGAACTTTGAAGTTTGCACCAATACGTTCACGCTTTCACCTCTTTTGCAATTAACATGCAAATATTATAACATAAGCATGCATGTATAAACCTGTCTCTTTTGCAGTTAATCGGGGAATTAAAAATTTTAATATCATTTTTATGGTTTTTAAACATCATTTTAATAATTTTTATTTTTAAGTTGCTTTTTTTAACATCTTTTTTATGTTGCTTTTTTATTACTTTTTTTTCGTCCTTTTTTAAACGCCTTTTTATCCGCCTTTTTTTATCCGCTTTTTTATGTCCCTTTTTTATGTCCTTTTTTAAGCTCTTTTTTATGTCTAATAATCAGAGACCCAAAATGTTTGCTCTCCAAAATATTTAGCTTCTAAAATTTTGATACCTGAAACATTTGACACCAAAATATTTTGGAATCTAAAATATTTGGCTGTCTTATGTTCCCAATCTCTTATGTTTCATCATGATGATATTATACCATCAAAAAGACCAAATAACAACGGTATACAAATAAATACCTATTGACAAAGACACAAAACATGATATAATAGAATTATGAACATAAAGGAAGGAGATGAGAGAATGAAGACAATCAGGAAAATTGACCTGTTTTGTGAAGCTGAAGGCTTGGACTGGGAAACATTCGAAGAAATTATAAAATCCGTGTTGATGCTGGAAAGCAGCAAAGATGAAACAGAATTTACTGCGCAAGACCTTCAGGACCTTCTTGATGCTACCAGCGAAGACAACAACGAAGACCTTGCGGAATTGCTTGCCAAAACTTATGACATTGACATTTGGCATTGGTATGAACGTGAATTGACAGCAAGGACAGAATATATCAACGACTTTGTTGAAAATTTCGGAATTGACACGGAAAAATTTGACTTTTGGAAACTGTTGAGAGAAGCGCACATAAGTTATATCTGCGACCAAATCCAGAAACTGCACGAGGCAGTGAAAAAAATTGTTGCCAGACAAGAAAGGAGATGAGAAAAATGACAAGAGAAAAAGAGAGCTTAAAGGAAAAACTGGAAGACATTGCGGGAACAATCGGAATTATGTCAGATTATTCATGCTTGCCTGATTATGAAAAGATGGCATTAAACTTATTTTACCAAGTTTTGGAATCAATGCCATACAACGAAGAATACGAAGAAGATGAAGAATTTTTTAATGAAGACCTTGAAACTGCAGAAGATATTTTTAGACACAAAATATTTGTAGAGCTTGGCATAATGTCTGAAAAACTTGACAAGCTAACAAGGAAAAGGAAACTAACATATGAAGAAGCAAGAGCGGAGATAATGAAAATTTTTGATGTTTCAGACAATAGAATATGGAGAACAATTGAGAAAAACATAAAAAANNAGCTTATAAAAGATGCTTGCTTTAGAACGTGGCAGAAAATAGGAGATTACATTTATGAAGAGATGAGATTAAATTAAAACGCATCAGCTACCAGCATGGGCCAGCCTACAGGCTGGCCTTTTTCATTTAGTATTGACAAATGGCCTTTAAAGTGGTATAATAGAAGCATGAAACAAAGAAAGGAGGAGAAAAGGAATGTTGAGAGACCTTGAGAATGGCAAGGCAATCCTTGAATTTGAAGACTGGGAGAGAGAAGCAAGGCATCACTGGATGGACTTGGGAGAGCTTGGAGACTTTGAAGCTTCTTACCTTATTTTAAACATTGAAGGTTTGACTGATGATGACACGATAAACGAATTTGAAGCGGTAGGATACTTGACCACTCCAGAAGATGACCAAATAAAGAAAATTTCTCTGAGCGCATTGATAGACTGGAATGCCACTGCTTGGATACCTGCCAAGCTTGGAGAACTAAAAACTGGAGAGCTTAGCGCATTTGATATTTTCAGGACTGTGTGGGATTACTACGAATTTGTAGAAATTGACAAAATAGAGACTTATTGAGAATTTGAGAAGCTGGGACATTCTTCAGTGTCTCAGCTTCTCTTTTTTATCGCTTCACACATTCCATAAAATAACTTATCTTAGGTAATATGTTTTAATTTATTAATTTAATTATTAATAATAATATGTATTCTTATCCTATCCTTTAACTTCTTTAATATCTTCTTTATATTCTTTACTCTTAATTATTAATATATCTTAGAATATATAAAACTTTGTCTTATTCTATGTTTGTAGAATGAAGAAAAAGAAAAAAGATAAGGCTTGAAGAATTTACCATTTTTAAGCGACTTTTTTAGCTTTTTTTAAAATCCTTTTTTAATTTTCTTTTTTTTTATCCTTTTTTAACTTCCTTTTTTATCTTTTTTTTCACCTTTTTTAATGCCTTTTTTAAGGCCCTTTTTTGTTAAGCCTATGTTAAGCCAATGTTAAGAGATTCAGGCCTCCGATTGTTAAGCCAAAGTTAAGAACGTTAAGCCAATGTTAAGGCATGGTTAAAAACATGTTAAAATTCTGGCATGCCTTAACATAAATGTTAAATAGGCCTCCAGGCCTGTTTATACCTATATTATACCACAGTTTAAGGCCCTAAGTGTTAAATTAATGTTAAGCGTGCTAACTGGGTTATAAAATTGAATAATTCCAAATTATAAATTAAACGATTCAAAATAACCTGTATGCCAAAAGTGGTATACATAAAACTACCCGAAAAGTTAACATCTATTTAACATTAAACTGTTGACAATATGCTCAAAAGTGGTATGATATAGTTAGGTCATCTGAAGATGACCAAAAAGAAAAAAGGAAGGTGGAAGCGATGAGGAGTAACAAGCAAAAAGCAGGTGCTAGNTGGNTNGATTATGTGGGATTCTTCGAACCAGCATTCTACAAAAANGCTTACATTGAAGGCATTAAAGCTGAAGCGATTNCTGAGAATGGACATGTTGTGACCGTATCGATATACTGCACAATATGGCTTGAAAATGGATGCGACATAAATCGCTGGATCAGTTACAACCTGAAAAGCGAACTTAGCACGGTATCGCTAAGCTTAGATGAATTTTACACGCTTAAGCCTGAACACTTAATTACGCTGGTACAGCAAAATTATTATCCAGCGACAGCATTTTAAAGGATGGTGAAAAAGATGGATATTGACAGAATAGAGCGCTTAATCTCCGAATTTATCGAAGAATTAGAATATATCGGAGCAGATGGGAATTATCATATCTTGAATGCCATCGATGCGCTCACTAGTGCATTGATGGAGCTGGAAGCACTGGACTTTTCAACCGAAGTTGAAGATTACTTCGGTTGAAGATTAACACGCTGATTTGGGTTATGAAAGGTGCACCTACACGGTGCACCTTCTTTATTGTTTATAAGCTGGTATACAATTATGTGCCTGTGGAAAGCCCCCCCCGTTAAAAAAGTTATCCACAGCCGCTCGTCTACTTTCCTCTCGCAAATTTTAGGTAAAAAATCCGATTTAAGGCATTTAACGAATTTACGATACCGAAATTGTAAAATTAGGCATTTTGGATATAGTTGTGAGTAAATTATCATGAATATAGTGAAAACGCAAAATACACGAAAAGTGGGTATGGAAAAATCAATGTTTCTTGGCACTGATTTTTGACAAAAATGAGGTTTTAAGATTTAAGTGAAAAGAGTTTGAAAATCGTTTTTGAGCTATTACTAAGATAAACAATAGAAAATAAGAGTAACATATTAAAGATAAGAAAAACATGTTCTTCTTCTTTTTCTTTTTTTAACTTAAAATATATAATTAAAGAAAAGAAAGAAGATATTCCTCTTATTCTTATTTTTTTATTTTTAAATATATATAATTAAAATAAAAGAAATAAGATAATCTTCTTCTTATTCTTATAATTAATTAATAATTAAAAAAAAGAAAAGAAGAATATATTAATTAATTAGTATAAGGTTCTAAAGAAATATATATTAAAATATATATGTTCTTTGGTTTTTAATTAATAAATAATACTTAAGATAAGTAGGAGGTAAAAGNTGGATTTATTCTTTAGTTTAAATACAGTAGAAGATAAAAACAAAGAGATAGAAATGTTACTTATAAACAACATAGAGAATTTTTTCATTAAATTAAAAGCTGGAAAGCTTAAAAAAGAAGATTTAAGTAACATAGCGTCATTGTTTAGCTTAACGGAATTAGAAAGAGGATTGTTATTGTTAGAGTATTACGGTTTTTTGGGAATTAAATTCTTCAATCGTTATTTTGGAAAATTAATATACGTAAACGTTTCAGACAGAAAACTATCTGAAGAGACGAAAAACAGAATAAGAGAGATTTGCATTAAAAACTGTCCAGAAATTAAAGACGAGGTGTAAATTTGTNAAACAAGGCGTGTTATAATAAGATGGGAGGTGAAAAAGTGAACATACTGTTAACAAACGATGACGGTTATGAAGCTGAAGGCTTTAGAGAGTTAAAACACGCCTTAGAAGCAGAAGGACACTTTGTGATTGCTTGTTCAACTACGAAAAACGCCAGTGGTTGTGGTTCTGGAAGAGATTTATCGCTACTTTGGGAAGTAGAAGTTCATGAAGACGGAAAAACTCCGATATTTGCCATTAGAACGGACAGAACTGTAAACTGTATAGATTTTGGTAAATTTTATTTTGAAACGCTTGGTAAGGATATAGATATGGTCTTAGTTGGAATTAATCACGGACCTAATTTCACGTGGACTGATTTATACAATTCTGGAACAATGGGTGCAGGAGCTTACGCAGTTCATAAAAAACACACTTCTATAGCCCTATCTGAAATAAACGGACATTACAGATATTTCCCAGAATTAGCCAAATTCGTTGTTGAAAAAATATACCAATTCGATGTTCCTGAAGGAACGTTGTTAAGTATCAACTTTCCTGATTGTAAGCCTGATGAATTTAAAGAAGATTTTGCAGTGCTTTCTTCTAATTTAGATGGTGGTTGGCATAGATATTTTGAAACGCATTTAGACAGCAACGTAATGTATGTAAAAGTATTACCAGTCCGTGTTCGTAGTATAGCCGAAGAGTTTCTATCTCAAAACAAGGCTGTTGTACAATTCTTAAAAGTTCCTTACGAATAGGTGATAATATGGCTAAGCGACTAAGGGCCCCATTTACGTGGTATGGAGGAAAACATTTTATGGTTAAAAAACTCTTGCCTTTAATACCGAAACACCACACGTATGTGGAGGTGTTTGGTGGTGCTGCCAACTTACTTTTAGCTAAAGACCCATCGCCAGTGGAGGTGTATAACGACATTGACAGTGGGCTAGTTAACTTCTTTAGGGTGCTAAGGGATAAAAATAAGTTTCAGAAATTTTACGAGCAGGTCGTGCTAATGCCTTACTCCAGGGAGGAGTACTATGAATGCCGAGAGACCTGGGACAAAGAAGAGGACGACGTGCAGATGGCAGTTAAATGGTTTGTGGTGGCAAGGCAGAGCTTTAGCGGTATTTTCGGCAGAGCCTGGGGATATAGTGTAACAAGTTCAGTACGTGGAATGGCGAATAATATAAGCAAGTACTGGGGAGCCATAGACATGTTACCTGAGGTTGCTGAGAGGTTGTTACGGGTTCAGATAGAGCACAACGATTTTAGAAAAATTCTTAAGGCGTACGATACCGAAAACACCTTCTTTTACTTAGATCCGCCATATGTGCTAGATACACGAACCGAAGCTGTGTATCGTTACGAGATGGCTTTAGAAGACCATCAGGAGTTAGTGGATATGCTGCTGCACATTACGGGTAAAGCAATGCTATCGGGTTACGACCACGAAGTGTATAAGCCGTTAGAAGAAGCTGGGTGGACTAAATTGGTGTTTGAAGCTATGTGCATGGTTCCAGGAAGGACTAGAGCCACGAAGTACATCTATAATGACAGCAATAAGCATAAACTTAAGCGTAAAGAGTGTGTTTGGCTAAATTACGTTCCTGCTCCACAAAAGCAGATGGAGCTGCTGGGCGTAAAGTANGGGACGGAAAACAATGTTAATCCAGGTAATGGCACCGAGACACGAGGTGAATAGGTGTGGGTAAGCGACTAAGAGCTCCCTTTCCTTGGTTCGGAGGAAAAAGTAGAATGGTAAACAAATTGTTGCCATTAATTCCAAAACATAAAATTTACGTTGAGCCATTCGGAGGGGCAGCTCATCTTTTACTTGCAAAAGAACCATCTCCAGTTGAGGTTTATAACGATTTAGATGACGGACTTGTTAATTTCTTTAGAGTATTAAGAGATAAAGACAAATTTCAACAATTTTACGAGCAAATTATGTTAGTTCCATATTCCCGTAAAGAATTTTACTATTGTAGAGACACATGGCAAAGTGAAACCGATGATGTGATGCGAGCTGTTAAATGGTTTATCGTAGCAAGGCAATCATTTAGTGGCAGATTTGGCGTACCATGGCATTTCACTATTACACCATCATCGAGATTAATGGCAGCGGCTGTGAGTGGTTGGCTAAGTGCAATAGACATGCTACCAGAAATCGCACAAAGGTTAATTCGTGTTCAAATAGAGTGCAATGACTTCAGAAAAGTAATAAACACGTATGATACACAAGAAACATTTTTTTATTTAGACCCACCTTATGTTCCAGATACGAGGCGTGCTGGTCAATATCGCTGTGATATGAGTATAGATGACCATAAAGATTTAGTTGATATTTTGCTTAAAATAAATGGAAAAGCAATGTTATCAGGATATGACAATGAAATATACAAACCTTTAGAAATCGCTGGTTGGCAAAAGCTATCTTTTGAAGTAGTTTCAAGTGCCGCTGGTAAGACTCGTAATTCAAATTTGCAAGGTAAAGGTTCTGCTAAAAAATATCAAAAACGCATTGAATGTGTTTGGCTGAGTCCAAATTGTGAAACCATACCCAAAAACGAAAGTAAGGCCTGAGAGGTGTTGCGTATGAATGATGAAGTTAAAATGCAGAGCGTTACTGTTGAAAAGAAGAAGGAAGAGATCATGAAAAAACAAGGGGCACATGATTATGTTTATTGTCCAGAGTGCGGAACAAAAGTAATACATGATAGCGGTTGTGTAACTTGTCCGTTGTGTGGGTGGAGCTTGTGCGGGTGAATGACGTTTACGAAGTAGTTAGAAAGCGTGCAAATGGAAGGTGTGAGTTGTGCGGTAAATTAACGAATGACTTACAAATGCATCATGTGGTTTCAGGCTACGGCAGAAGAAAAGCGCACGAAAGCGTAGAAACGTGCCTAATGCTGTGCGGCGAATGCCACAAAGAGGTTCATGGAAATGCGAAGCTGAACCGTGCGTTAAAACTGTTAGTTGAAGAGCGGCTATACCGTATGGGGTATAATGAAAATGAGGTAAGAACATTAATGGGGGGCAGGTTATACTGATAGAAGCACCAATATAGGTATGAAGGGGGTGCAGATAGAAATTCAATGGGAGAACCATGGGAAAAGCTGAGTAATGAAACCACCAAAGCTTATGCCGCATTTTGTATATACCGAGATCTTGGTTCAGAACGCAGCATAGATAAGGTTCTCGCTGTTACTGGCAAGAGGAACAGAAGCTCTTTGATTAAGTGGTCGTCGAAGTATAACTGGGTGGAGCGTGTTCAAGCTTATGATCAGTATCTGGAAGAACTTAAACGCAAAGAACAAGAACAGGCCATAATAGAGATGTCACGAAGGCATGCCGAGTTAGCAGTGCGGATGCAAGAACTGATCAAAGAGCGGTTGGAAGAGATAGATGTGAATGCTTTATCTCCCAGAGATCTGGCTACGTGGTTAGATATAGCAACAAAGTTAGAGAGATTGAGCCGAGGCGAACCTACAAGCATTGAAAAAGGCGAAACTGATGAGCCGATAATCATTGAGATCATCAAGCAAACCGAGGGAACTAATGCCTAAGTTTACCTATGAGTTACACCCAGGCCAAGCAAGGGCTTTTGATAGCGAAGCGCAATATGTGGCAATGATAGCTGGTACTGGTGGAGGTAAAACATGGTTCGGTTCCATTTGGTTGGCAAGGGAAATAAAGAAAGATGTAAAGGCTGATTATTTGGCCGTAGCTCCCACATATCCAATGCTGAAAGATATCCTTTTACCGAGGGCGTTGGAAATACTGAATGATTGGCATGGCGGAACTTATAAATCAATGGAAAAGGTCTATTACCTGAAAGGCGGAGGCAGAGTTCTGTTTCGTTCAGCGGACAGGCCTTTAAGTATGGAAGGTGTGCACGTAAATGCTGTTTGGTTAGATGAAGCAGGCCAGATGCGCAGTGAAGCATGGCATGTTGCACAGAGGCGTGTAGGCTTTCATAAAGGAAGAATTCTAATAACAACAACACCGTATTTTCTTAATTGGTTAAAGACGGATATCTATGATCGGTGGAAGGAAGGAGATCCAGCCATAGATGTTATTCAATTCGGCACAGCAGAAAATCCGTACTATCCACGAGAACAGATTGAAGTTGCACGCAGAACGATGCCAGATTGGATGTTCAGAATGTTTTACTTGGGAGAGTTCGTGAAGCCTGAAGGATTGGTTTATCAGGATTTTGATGCTGGAATACACATAATTGAGCCATTAGAATTGCCTAGCAATTGGAGAAGGATCATTGGCATGGATTTTGGCTACAACAATCCGATGGCTGCGATTTGGCTGGCCATAGATGATGATGGCAATGTATATGCTTACAGGGAATATTACGAGAGGCGGAAGCTACCACAGGATGTTGCTTCTGATTTGGCAAGGTTGTCCAAAGGTGAACAAATAGATGCTATACTGGTTGATCCCTCAGCTCCAGTGCTAATTGAAGAACTGCGCAGGCAAGGTTTTAATGCTATATCTGCAAATAATGCTGTTAAAGAGGGCATAGCGGCAGTTACAGGCTTACTGCGAGAAAAGAGATTGTTCTTCTTCCGAGGCCTGAGTAATACATTGGATGAGATTGAGAGTTACCACTGGAAAAAAGTAAATGATCAAATAAAAGAAGAACCAGAAAAAGAGTATGATCATGCAATGGATGCGCTGAGGTATGGTATAATACACATAGTGGAAAATATAGAAAAACGTAGTCCTAAAGGGATTGACGTCTTGCGGGAGGTGAAGATTTATGATAAATCCGTTTAAGTGGATAGTAGGGGAGATATCAAAATTAAGGCAACCTGATTATGGGCAATATGGATGGGTTGTCAATGCTTATAACACGACATATTCATTAAATACCTCACGAGTAAATTATCAGTTAGCACGTGAATTATATCACAATACAAACGAAGCTTATAAGTTAGGAGCGGGGTTTGCAAAGCCGATAATAAATACATTAGCTGGCTTTATGGGTGCTCCTAAGTTTAGGTGTGCGGATGAGGAAGCACAGGCAGTGTTAGATGATTACCTCGTGGATTGGACAAGTAGAATCTTGCGAGTTCACCAATTGACATTGAGAGATGGCGACTGTTTTCTATATTTGTATGTGAATAACAAGAGAAGTGTTCTTTACCCAGAGCGTGTTGGTGGTTCAGTGGATTTCACAATAATACCACCAGAGCAAGTTGCAGACATTGAGTTGGATCCCATTACGCATGAGCCAGTAGCATATACGATTTCGGCAAAGGTAATGTGGGATCAGGGAAGAAGGCAGTATAACTATACCCAAATCGTAACAGCAGATAGTATTGTAACACAAGCTGAAGGAGACGTACCACCAGATTTGAAGGTAGGAGAGCAACCTAATTTGTGGGGCTTCATACCGATAATACATTTTAAGAATGAGGCGGAAGAGACACAGTTATTCGGCAATTCCGAGTTGGAAGCAGTAGAGCCATATTTCAAGGCGTACCACGATGTGATGTTACATGCTTTGCAAGGTTCAAAGATGCATTCAACTCCAAGGATGAAGTTGCAGTTAAAAGATGTCAGCGGCTTCATTAAAAACAATTTCCCTGAAGCGTGGGAAAGTATTCAGCAAGGTCGACCAGCGAGAATTGATTTAACAGGTCATGAGTTGTTAATCTTTACCAATGAAGAGGATGCATCGTTTATTGAGGTTAGTTCAGCGATAGGTGATGCGGGGTCATTGTTAGAGTTGTTATTTTACTGTATTGTTGATGTGTCCGAAGTGCCCGAGTTTGCATTTGGTGTGCACACTCCAAGTTCGCATGCGAGTGTAACAGAGCAATATCCGTTGTTAATTAGGCGTGTTGCTCGTAAACGTGAGATGGTAACAGAAAGTTGGCAGCAATTTGCACGTATGGTATTGGCAATGCATTCGCAGGTAACAGGGAAGAGGTTCAAGGATTATTCAATAGCGTTAGCATGGGATGAAGTAATCGAGCGAGATGAAGAGCAATATGCAAGGGTACTTAATTTGCTCACGCAGGCAATTAATACTGCATTGATGGGTGGCTTCATGAGTATGGATGCGGCTGTCGATTTGTTGAGTGAGTATGTAGACACCATGCAAGGCTATGTTTCAGACAATGAAGAGCTTCCGGGCGAGCGTGAGAGGATAATAAGGAGTTGGATATTACGACAGCGGCTTGAAGAAAACGCTGGGATGAATGCACAATTAGAGGAGATCAATAAGGCGATAGAAGAAGCACGTAATGAGCTGGCGTGATGATTTGAAGCGTTTCAATGGGCCGTATTATAGGTGGGCACTTGAAAACAGGCAGAGGTTTCTTACTACCGAGTTAGCTACAGAAAAGGCATTGGCCAAAGAAGTGGAAGGGATGGTCAAAGATTTGAACGTTTCTATAGAAGGCATGCCTTCCGATGTAGCGGCACAGATGAAGTATGTTAAAGCTGGGTTGAAAGATTTCGCCAAGGCGTTGAATGGTAAACAGAAAGATATCATTAGCAAAGGTATCGAGAAGGCAGTAGGCATTGGGGTTGAGTATAACGAGAAAGTTAGTGCGGATTTGTTGTTAAAGGTATTCCCTGAAGTAGCTGGAAAAATACAAAATGTGTTTGGTTCAGTGCAAGAAGATGTTATCAAGGCAATGTGGAATCGCAGGGTTGGTGGTTTATATTTAAGCGATAGGATTTGGAATATAACTGGTGATACCACAGAGGCGATAGGGAGGATATTAACAGCAGGGATAGCAGAAAACATGGACCCTGTGGATATAGCAAGAGCATTGACAAAGTATGTTAAAGAAGGTTCAGGGACATTAGTAAAGGACTACCCTAATATGATGAAACGCATGGGTAGGAGGTTACCGAAAGACTTAAATTATGAGTCGTTGCGTCTGGTTAGGACAGAGTTATCAGCGGCTCATGGTGATGCCACGTTAAAGAGTGCGACATATAACCCTGCATGTAGAGGTGTGAAGTGGGTATTAAGTTCAGAACACCCTGAGCAAGACATTTGTGATGAGTTAGCATATGCCGACCAAGGGTTGGGGCCGGGTGTTTACCGAGTAGAGGATGCTCCGCCAATGCCTGCGCATCCGAATTGTTTGTGCTTTTTTACAGAGGTAGTGGAAGACCCGAGTTCATTTGTGCAAAGGTTAGAGAGGTTCAGGGACAATCCAGATAGTGATCCCGAATTGCAGGAATATTGGCAAAGGACATTTGCTAAGCCATCAGAAGAAGAAGAGGACATAATCAATCTGGACGACTATGTAGATTTGTATGAAAAATACCAGCCAGATGATTACGCAAACGAATACGGTTTGAATAATACAATTGAAGACGTAAAAAAGCATAGTCATTTCTTAGTACATGAGGCTACCCCCGAGGAACGAGAAGCGGCAGAGTATTATACTAGTTCGTTAGGTTATGAAGAATACAACCAAGCCTTGAGGTTCCCAGAAATAGGGAAGACAGCTAAGAGAAAAACCAAGAAAATGATTGAGGCTTTAACCAACTTCATCAAAAAAGCAAGTCCATTGAGCCAAAACACGATATTCTACCGTCATGATAAGTTAGGGACATTAGAACACCTTGTCGGTCCAGAAGTAAGGGAAATTGCAGAGGACATAGTAGTGAATGGTGATACTAGTAAGATGCCGGAACTGAAGAAGCTATTGATTAGATCAGTGATACAGGACAAAGGATTTTTGAGTACTTCCTATCGCCAAGGTATATTTGTTTACGAAAATGGTTTGGAGATACGGATTCACGCACCCAAAGGTTTCAGGGGCGGGTTATTCCTAGAAGAAATATCCAAATTCCCAAGGGAAAGGGAATATCTGTTCGCCCCCGGACAAAAATTCAGGGTGTTGGATGTAGAGGCAGGCGAAATTTACGAAGGGACGGAAAAACAAGAGATGGTGAAAAACTTGATACTGCATGTTGTTCCAGTAGAATAATACGAATAATTTTGTTGCAAAGAGTATAATATAATTAGAAAGAGAAAAGTTTAACGAGGTGATACAATGACTGAGGACAGATCTGTTAGATTCAGATGGGAGAAAGGCGAGGCTGTAATTAAATTATCGCAGTGCGCATATTGCAAGAACGCCTTGGATTATGCTACCTGTGCGGAATTCGGGACAAAACCCAAAAAATACAGCGACAACGAAGAACCCTGTCCAAAACGAATACCAGAAAAATGAAAGGAAGGAGGGTAATGGAAGAGAAACAAAATCAAAATCAGCCGGTTCAGGTTTACAAAAATCCTACCTCAAAGCGAATTGAGATTCATTCCAGACATCAAAAGCTGGTGGTGCGAGACTTAAAGACCGGTCAATACGTTAACAAGCGCTGAGGCTAAGGCCGAGGCGCTTTTATTGTGCCATTTAGGTGGTATAATGGAACATATGAATGGGGGTGAACGTCCAATAAAAGTTGAGAAGAGGTATGATAAAGCACGAATAGAGATTAACCCGAAGTATGGGAAGCCGATTATCCGAGACATGAAGACAGGGCAATACCTTCCCAAGTATAGAAAGGGGGTGCAATAGTGCCGACAAAATTTACCATTAATAATGACGAGATTTCAGAACGAGATTGGGGGGATGTAGATAAAGGCAGTATTTGGCAAACATTCAAAAAAGCACGGGAAGAAGGAGCTTCAGGGCTTGCAAGTGCAATAAAAGAGATGTATGCGGTAGTCAAAGCTCCTGTTGATGAGAATTTAAGGGAAGCCGATTGCTGGGGGCCACACCATGAGATAAGAAGCGATGGAACATTAGTCGTTAATCGTAGGGGTGTAATAGCGGCAGTTGGAGCATTAGCTGGTGCAAGGGCAGAGCCGAATTTAACTGCGAGCGAGAAGAAGGAGGCGGCAATGCATTTGGCGAAGCATTACCGAACAATGGGATTAGAGCTTCCCGATACGATAAAGGAATATGCAGGCGAAATGGCAGTACCGTTGCAAATGGATGTTATGGGCGAGATGGCGGTTGAGGATATCCCAGTCGCACCGTGGGCTGATGTGAAGAGTTTGCAAGAGAATGACCCTAATCCGATGGAGGTAGTAGTAGCAGTACCCGTTGGCAAGTCTAAAAGAGGCTGGTTTTACACTGAAGAAGCACTAAAAGCTATTGAAAGAACAGTAAATGAGCAAGGGCTTCCGGGATTTATGGGTCATCAAAAACCTGATAATGTGGATCATGAGTTCCCAGAGCCAGTTACACATTGGGTAGGTGCAAAGTTTGAAAATGGCAAGTTGTATGTGCGAGGTGTGATTGATAAGTCAGCTGAAGATTTGAAGCGTTGGATCAAAGGCAATGCTGTAAGGACAGTTTCTATCTTTGGCGTTCCGAAATTAAAGCACAAAACAAATGGCGAAATTGAGGTTGTAGATTATCAGCCGTTGAGTATTGACTGGACACCGTTAGGAAGGGCGGGGATGGAAACACAAGTTGTAGCTATTGGCGAAATGGATAGTGTAAGAGAAGAGACAAAAGAAGAAACACAAGAAGAAACAAAGGCAGGTGATAGCATGGACGAAGTGCAAAAGGTTTATGGCGAGCTGACAGAGTTACTCGGGGTAGAAGGTGAGGAACTTGTCGCAAGTGTAGAGAAGATGAAAGCCGCATTTGAAGAGCAGAAACGCAAAGAATGTGGCGAGTTGGTGGAACAGCTGATTAAAGAGAAGGTTTCAGGCGAGGTTGCGCAGGTGTTGGTAAAGAAGTTGCTTAAGTATGAAGGTGAGCCTGACAAAGAGAAAATAGCAGGCGAGATTGATAATATCTTGAACGACCCAGATGTGAAAGAAGCATTAAGTAAGATTTATGCTGTAAACCCTCCAGTAGTGGGTGAAGAGCAGAGTAGTAACCTCGTAGTTAAGCGAGTAAGAATTTAGAAAGGGGGCAGAGAAAATGGCATTTGATGGACAGCCAGTACCAAGCACAGAGTATCAAATACCACAGGCAAAGGTAAGTGATGGACAGAGTGTAGTTGTAACGGCTACGGGTAATGTGGTTGCAGGTGAGTTTTACGAAATTGAAGGCTTTCTTGGAGCGGCCATGACTAATGGCAAAGAAGGGGATAAGGTAGTGCTGAACATTGAGCAAGCGGAGTATCAGACCACCAAGGTTGCCTCAGATAAAACATTTACAGTTGGGAAAATAGTGTATTGGAATGGAGAAGAGTTTACTCCAGATGCAACAAAGACAGATACTACTCCAAATAGAGTAGCTGGCAGATGCACAAGTTGGGCCAATAATGTGTTGACATTTATACTTGCACCGCAGGCATATTCAGTAGTGCAAATTATTGTTGAGGTGTCCGAAGTGACCGACACTGGAGCGTAGAAAGGGGGCTGATATAGATGATTATAATTGATCAGGAAAGTCTTAAAGCCGCAAAAAGGCAAGGAACATATACATATACCGTACCTATGGTGATTGATAAAAAAGAGTACCCTGTAGATGTAAGGCTAATTAATGGCGAGATGGAAACATACCAGTTGACTAAACCCATAGGTGAGTTGATGACATCAGCATCGCTTGAAGATAAGCAGGACTTGTTAAGGAAGGTTACGTTAGATGTCCAGCTGGGTAGGGAGCAGGTTCAGACATTGTATGCTCCAGTTTACCAGACTTTAAGCGACCCCAATTTTCCGAGGGTATTGCAGGCAACATGGGCAATGTATGGGAATGTAGTATTCCTTGAGCATTTGGAAGGGCAAGAGGTCAAGTTCGGGAGTTTGTCCGTTGAGCGGGGGCCGATTGCTACCATTCAGGAATACACCGCAGGATTTGAGTACACCAAGGAACTCATAGATTTCAATGAGATGTTCAGGATTGAGCTTATCAATCAGGCGATTGGACAGGCTTATAATGCGTTGCTGAATCATATCCACTTGTACCCGATTTTCAGTTACAACAAATACAACACCAAGAATGTTACCACATGGAAAGGTGAACAAGGCGACCCATTGTGGTTAGGGATTTACAGGACGTTGAGGCAGGCAATCATAGATGCCACTTTAGCAAAGCGTCAACCGACAGTGTTACTTGCAAACCCAGCTGATAGGTTTGATATTGAACTTGCATTGCGTGGAGGTTTTACCATAGAAGGCACGACTTATCCAGCGTTATCAGGCATTGATACGATAATCTATTATGAAGGTTGGCAAGGGACAATGAATGGCAAGCCATATGTGTATGAAGGAGTACCGCAGGGCGAAGCTTATTTGATTAGGCCGAAGCAAGGGTTTAAGGAACTCGTGAAGAAAGACCTTACCATTGAAACTACCAGCGGCGATTTGACGAGGTTAGTTGAAGCTCAGATAATCGCTTATGCTTACCGAGGCGTGTTCGCTGCATTAGACGAGAATGTGCAAAAGGTAGAGATCAGTGCGAGCCAAGCGAGCCAATGATGATACCAACTCCAGAGTTAGTTGAGCAGTTACGCAATCTTGCTGGTGAGAAGGAAGAGGGAAGGTTCACCGATGCTGAATTAGAAGACATTATTAAGGCGTCAGATAACATTTATGCGGCGGCTTCCTATGTATGGACATTAAAAGCGGCGAGGATACAAGAAGAGTTAGGGAACATCCAAAGCTATTCTATTGGTGCAGAAAGTTACACTTATAGGTCGTTGACAGACATGTTGGAGTTGTGCTTAAAGATGGCTGACTTATATTCCCAGATGGGTGATATGGGAGCAAGAATTGTGCAGGTTAATCCTCCTGATGTGGTATGAAGGAACAGCGGGTTAGAGACATCGCATGGGCAATTGAGCAAAACCCTGTAGATGTTACCATTTACCGTACACAGCGAGTATTGAGTGAAGGACATTACACCGAGACTACCATGGAAGTAGGAACGTATAGAGTGCGTATATTCTTGAATGATAGGCATACTCCAGCAAAATTGATTGATGAAGGAGGGAGGGCATTGCGAAGTGTAACATGGTCAATGCTTTGTGATGCCTCCGCAGATGTAAAGGCTGGTGCAAATGTTGTGGATGTGGTAGATGTACCTATGCTGGGGAAGTTAAAAGTAGTTAACGTTATCCCGTTAAGCGTACAGGGTGAAGTTGTAGGATACCAAGTGCAGTTGCAGGGGATGGATGAATGATAAAAGTTGCCCAAGGTTTCAGTGATAAAAGTAAATATAAGTTTCAGCAGATTTATGCGTTAATGGACACGGTATACCGACCAATGACAGAAGGGTACATGAAAGCAAACAAGCCGTGGACTACACGAACAGGTTTGGCTGTAGCAGGGTTGCATTCCAGAATAGAGAAGAGCGAAACCGAAATAAAACTCATACTTGGGCATGGCGTAAGTTATGGCGTTTACCTTGAGCTTGGGCATAAGGTAAAAACTAAAGGCGGTAAGGTAAAAAAGGTTAAGCCGTATGCGATACTCAAGCCAACGATGGATAAGTTCTATCCAGACATATGCGAGCGTATAAGGGAGCTGTGGAGCATGTGAGAGACGAAATAAGGAAGTTACTTGTAGAAAAAGTTGCATTAGTTGGTGAAAGGGTATACGAGCCATATGTTCCATCGTTGCAAATAGAAAAGCCTTATCTTGTAGTTAAGGAAGGTTCACGGGAAGTACCAAACGATTGGGCTGGGTATACGACTACCATCGAAGTGTGGATATTTGAGAACTTTGAGACATTTGCGGATGTGGATCAGCTGGCGGTAGATGTGATTAGTGCGCTGGACAAACAAATAATCACGGTTAATGATAAGAAGTACTTATTACGTTACCTTGCTACTATAGGTGAGGATTTCTGGGATGAGGAGCTACAAGCATTAGAACGTGGCTTGCAGTTTCAGGTCTTTTCATTGGGTTGGTTGAGTGGTGAGACGTATAACCCAGACCCAGTAGCAGCATTACGTACTTGGAGTGAAAGCCGCTGGGTGAAGGTTGAGACAAAGGAAGGGAAAATAATCAAAACACCGATATTGCAAACTGACCCAGATACATGGGACCCGTCAGACCAGCGTCCGGGCTTGTATTGGCGAATTGTGGAAGTATCAGCACCATATAATGTAAGTGCGTCAATGTATTGGATGAATTTCACCATTTATGGGCATGTTGTGGCACCAGATCCGAGCGTCCGTAGAGAATGGATAAGGAAAGTCGTTGAAGCGTTAACAGATGCGATGCGAATAAATGTTAATGATGTTACGGAGTTGTGCGTAGAAGGGATATCAGCTACAATGGATGCAGATCCGTTAACAGTGGGACAAATCAGATTACGTGGAACAATGGGACTCATGCGTAGTAAAGTAAGTGCGGAAGTATTGAATAACGCTTCCGTTAGTGGTGGGGTGTCATTTACAGTGAAAGTACCCATATTAAACCCTGAAGGGAAAGGAGGTTCGTCGGATTGAGTGCAAAAAAAGAAGTACTAGAAGAAGAGCAGGACACCAAAATAAAACCCGAGGGAAAAGAGGCTGAAGATGTTTATACGCTTAATGATTTGGTAGCGAATGCTGGCATATTTGGAGTGAAGCCTGAAGCGATTATTGGTGCTTTGACAATGGCTGGGGTGAAAGAAGCAACCCGCTCCCAGATGGAGCGGTATTTACAAAATTTTCTCAGAAAAGAGGTGTAGAGAATGGCAGGAATTGTATTTCGTAGTGGCGAGCAAAAAGTAAGGCCTGGAGTATATATTCGTGTACAAAACGTAGGGCAACCTGTCGTACCAGCTTTACCTAATGGAATTGTAGCGGCAGTCTTCAGAAGTAATTGGGGGCCGATACAGACACCTACGGTGATTGAGACGGCAGAGGTAATAAGTGAGAAGTTCGGAGTAAGTGCCAGTTTAGATATGCTCCAAGAGGCGTTTAGAGGTGGCTGCAAAAAAATTGTAGGTGTGCGTGTTGGTGAAGCAGGAGCTCCAGCTCAGGTTACGTTAACAGATAGTAATACTACTCCAGCGCAAGTGGTAAAAATTACCACGAAATATCCAGGCACGAGGGGTAATAATTTCACCGTTACAATAAGGGATTCGTTGGCATCTACAAATATGAAGGAGTTTTTACTGTTTGAAGGTAGCACGCAGTTATTGAAGCTGACATTTGATAAAGGTACGTCTGAGCCTACTAATTTGGTTACGGTTATAAATGAGTCTGGCAACCCGTATGTGGTAGCTGAGAAGCTTGCAGATGATAATGGTACAGTGAAGAATGTGTCTAACACCGCATTGCAGGGTGGAACAGATCCGACAATTACAAATGAAAATGTCCTATCAGCGTTGACTACACTTGAAGCAGAGGATTGGAATGTTCTGGTAGTTGACTCGGAAAATGATTCGCTGTTTGCTTCTATACAAGCATACATTGATAGGGTGCGAGAAAGTGGTAAGAGGGTTATGGCGGTGTTAAGCCAGCCGACTACAATTGATTTAGATACAAGGTTAGCTACAGCAAGAAGCTTTAATGATCCAGCCATCGTGTTTGTGTTAAATGGGTTCGAGTACTCTGACGGTGAAGTGGTAGAAGGATATAAGGCCGCAGGAAGAGTGGCAGGGATGATTGCAAGTGCGGATATTACAGAGAGTTTGACACATGCAGTGGTGAGTGGAGCAGTAGCAGTAAAAGGTGCATTATCGAATACCGATATTGAGAATGCCATTAATAATGGTGCAATAGCGTTTACTTATAATGCTCAAAAGCAGGTTCAGATTGAGCAGGGAATTACAACGTTTATTACACCTACGGCCGACATGGACATGGGCTGGAGGAAGATAAGGCGAGTGCGTACAAGAGACGCACTAATTGATAGAATTTCGGCCACATGGGACAGTTTGGTTGGTAAAATAAATAATGATAAGAATGGAAGAGCTACGTTGTTAGCAGCTGCCCAAGGCGTGATTAATCAAATGGTCACGGAAGGTGCGTTAATTAGTGGTACGATTTATGAAGATCCAGCTAATCCGCCACAGGGTGATAGTGCCTGGTTTGTTATTCAGGTAGATGATACCGACAGTGCTGAAAAACTATACTTGACATTCCAGTTTAGATTTTCGCCAGTATAAAGGGAGGTGAGAACATATGGCAGATGGAAGATATATTTTTCGGGATTGTGTGCCTGATGGTGCAATTGACATTGTGAATGTTACACCTGGTGATGTGGTGCAGAGGAGTT